CATACGACGCCACACGCGCCGCCACATACGACGCCACACGCGCCGCCACATACGACGCCACAGACGACGCCACATACGACGCCACATACGTCGCCACATACGACGCCACACGCGTCGCCACATACGCCGCCACATACGACGCCACATACGACGCCACACGCGCCGCCACACGCGTCGCCACATACGACGCCACATACGACGCCACAGACGCCGCCACAGACTTTGTTTCTCACTGTCAGCAAAAATGGTGGCGGATGTATCAGGGGGGAAATATGTGGGCGGCGAACGTTGCTTACCTCACTGCATTTCGCGATGTTTTGGGGCTAAGCCTCCCAGAACATGAAAAATACAAATGGTGGGAACAAGCCGCAATACATGGTGGATTCCGTATCATGCACGAAGAATTTTGTATGGTTTCAGATTTCCCAGAAGTCCTGCGAGTTGACAGCGAAAATCGTCCGCATTCCGAAGACGGACCATCTCACCGCTGGCGGGATGGATGGGAGATTTTTCACTGGCACGGTACAAAAATCCCGGAGAAGTGGATTACAGAAAAAGACAAGCTGACTGCCACAGAGGTGTTGTCTTGTGAAAACGTAGAACAACGGGCAGCGGGCTGCGCCATTATTGGTATGGCCAAAATGCTTGACTCCCTAGAACACAAAATCCTCGACAGTCACCCAGACCCTCAATGTGGGGATCTGATTGAAATCAAGATGCCTGACCTACCAGAGTCAGAGCTGTATCTAAAGTTTTTCTGCCCAAGAAACGGGGAGATGATGGAAGCGGTTAACAAGCGAGAATTAGAGACACTCGACTTGCATCACGCCCACGCATGGCACGCTGGTGTGCCTGCGCGGCTTTATTCCCAACCAGCCCAACGGAGCTAACAATGACATTTTTCGACAACATCAAATCAACCAAACTTACTAATGCGCACGGGGAAGTGAATTTCTTTCGCATTACAGAAGGAGAGCCGGACCTTACGGGGTTCGCTGAGATCGATGCTGGCCCACAAGGCTTTGTTGTGGGACACAGCGAAAGCGGGCACCACCACGTTCTTGAAGCGGGTAGCGTCAAGGTCATGGAAAAGGTTAGTGATGGCATGGCGATCCTTTATGCAATCGTAGAAAACCCATCAGAACTCAAGCAGGCTGCTGGCGATCCCCACAAGAAACAAATCGTTGAGCCTGGGACATACTTCATCACAAACAATTGTGAGTATGATCCATTCACCGAACAAGCACGGCGCGTGGCTGACTGAATGACCCGCCGTTCCTGCACAGCAAAACAAGCGTTAGAAGTTGCACTTGAGCAGGGCGCGGTGATCCCTTGTTTTCGGTGTCGCATTTCTTTTTCCCCAGAGGAAGCCAAGGTGCGAGGGGCGATTGAGAGAGAACATGTTGTTCCTCTCGCCCTTGGCGGAAAGGATGATCCGAGCAATTGGGCTTGGAGCCATAAGGAATGCCACGCAAAAGAAACGAATGGCCGAAAGCATTTAGGAGAAGGCGACAAGTATGAAATCGCCAAAGCAAAAAGGCTGGCGCGGGGAGGAAAGACCCGGCGCGGACCGGCGATACAAAACGGCAACAGGTGGCCCAAAGGGCTAAAGCTGCACAGCCGTGGTTTTTCAAAATAGAGGAAACAGCATGACCAATTCCCCCGCGGGCGCAACAACCATCGCTCAAGGCCAACTGCGTTCATTTATTGAACGTATTGAGCGCCTGGAAGAAGAGAAAACGCAACTCTCTGCAGACATCAAAGAAGTTTACGCCGAGGCAAAGGGTAACGGTTTTGATACGAAGGCCATGCGTAAAGTGGTTTCGTTGCGCAAGATGGACACTGCAGAGCGGCAGGAAGAAGAAGCCATGCTTGAGCTTTATCTTCACGCACTCGGGATGTCTGCATGACCCACCTATCAGCCAATGGCATATGGGAGGCTGCATGAGATACGGCAGCGTTTGCAGCGGTATTGAAGCGGCGTCAGTGGCGTGGCACCCGCTCGGATGGAAACCTGCATTCTTCTCAGAGATTGAGAAGTTCCCCGCGGCTGTCCTTGATCGACATTACCCAGGCGTGCCGAATTTTGGCGACCTTACTCAACACAGAAAATGGACCCATGAACCAATTGACCTTCTTGTCGGAGGAACGCCCTGTCAATCCTTCAGTGTCGCAGGACTCCGCGCTGGACTGGATGACCCTCGTGGCAACCTCGCCCTTGAGTTCCTTGCACTTACTGAACGAGCACGGCCCAGATGGGTGGTTTGGGAGAACGTTCCCGGCGTCCTGTCAAGCAACGCAGGACGGGACTTTGGTTCCATCATCGGGGCGTTGGGGAAACTCGGGTATGGGTTCTCCTACCGAGTTCTTGACGCTCAGTTCATCCGAGTGGACGAATACGCTCGTGCCGTCCCGCAACGTAGACGACGTGTCATCCTTATCGGATATCTTGGAGACTGGCGACGTGCCGCAGCGGTTCTTTTTGAGCGAGAAAGCCTGTCGGGGCATTCTGCGCCGCGCCGGCAAACGAGGGAAAGTGTTGCCCCCACCATTAGCGCACGCCCTACGGGCGGTGGCGGACTAGGAACCGATTTCGACCTCGATGGCGGACTAATTCATTGCGCAGAGACAGCCTCAACCCTAAACGCTCACTTTGGCGACAAGATGGGGCTCGAAAATCAACACATCAATGAAGGAGGTTCCTTGTTTGTCGCCCATACACTCAGAGCAGCCCATGATGCCGGCGAAGACGGCAGTGGCCGCGGGACACCTCTTGTGCCCATCGCCTTCGATTGCAAGGGAACTGAAGTTCAATTTTCCGAAGATGGATCGCACCCGACACTCAGAAGCATGGGGCACAACAACAGCCATCAGAACGCTGGCGGCCATGCCGCTATTTCCCTCGCAAGCGCTGTCCGTCGCCTGACACCAAGAGAATGCGAACGTCTGCAGGGCTTTCCAGACGACTATACCCAAGTCCCTTGGCGCAAGAAAATAGCAGAAAATTGTCCAGATGGCCCCAGATACAAAGCGTTGGGAAATTCGATGGCGGTGAACGTTATGAGATGGGTTGGTCGGCGCATTGATATGGTTGAAAACATCGAGGTGCCAGCATGACGGCCAACACCTCACACGCTGTAATGGCGCAAAGACACTAACACCCAAACAACTGGAGATAATCTATGGTATGGCAAAACACAGACCCGCTAGCGGGTTTACACGAGCAACAGAATGTAGAGGCAGATGTGACCAAACGTGTAGACAATCCAGGCGTTCGCCCACATTCTTTTTTTGATGGCGGGAATTGGACAGAAGACACGCGGGAGCGTTTAGGTGTCCGACTCTTTGCACGGATCGAGATCCCAAACACCAACAAAAACGATATGAGGAAATATGCCGAGCTGTTGCACGGACTTGCTACACAAATGGATCACATTGCCGCCAATACAGCACTGACCGAGCACGGAGCTTACCTACAATTCAGATCAACGGTTGACATCATCAATCACGAACTGAAAAGCCTCGGAAAAATAGATCTGAGAGAACAGAAGAACAGGTCGAAACTAAGGAAGCAGGTACACAGGAAGGATACTACATCTAGCTAAACTGGTGTGAACTACCCTACTATACATTATGCGCCCTTACAATATTGTCAGTTCAGCAATAATGTTTCAAACCCTAAAGTAACAATGTTTCGTGACCCCTATGGGGTCTTTTTTGTGCCTGTTTCGTTCCGCCCTAGATATTGTGTCAAGCCCCAGCACCTTCAACCGGCACCATAACACATGCAGCGGTCTGGCCAGTCCCTGGTTTTCCTCTCATTGTGAAGAACTCGGCAAAAGCCAAATACCCCTCCAATTCCGACTCACACAGCGCTTTTGTGGCGTGATGGGAAACAACCTCACCCGGAGGGACCAAAAGCCCCTCTACGGGCTCGAATTGGACGGCAATCAGCACAAGAACCCAAATAGCGGTCATTCTCGTTGCACCCATTCAACGAGCCGCTGATAACAGTCGCGCAAGTCGCCATATTGCTTGCGATCCTTCGCCATCTGATTCACCAGCACGTAGGCGTCAAAATCAGTCTCGGGTAAAGCACCTAGATCGTGTTCGCAGTTCAGAAGACTGTCAGGAGGTGCGATTGCACTAACGATGGCTGTTGAGCAGCCGCCCAACATCGCCAGCGACAGGGCAAGAGCTAAGAGCTTGTTCATGCGCCTTCAGTCCTTCGATTGTGTCGGAAAGTTGGCCTTCGCGTGTTCGGTTTGCAGCGGCGAGGTCAGCGGCAACCCTGTTGCGCTCTTTGTCGGCCTTGTCACGCCTGTCTATCTCAGCCTTGAGGCTTGCCACCTCTCCCGCTTGGTAGAATTTGTGGATCGTGTAGCCACCTGAAATACAGCCAAAAGCAAACAAAGCCGCGCCGCCAATGAGGTAGGCTTTCCAGCCGCCGAGGCCACTCAATAGTTTAAACATTGGCTATTCCTTAGTTCCAAAACCCGGCCCTGAGTTGACATAAAGCCCGAAGAACGCAGCAGCGGCCCCAACCATTGTTGAGATAAACGCCGCTTGTGCCGCGTTCGGCTCCGAAAGCGCCATAAACCATTCAGACATGCGCCAAAACACCAAGCCGTAGAGCGCCACCAATAGTCTCGGAATGATCCGCCAGCGGTCTATTGCTTCCGGGCTAATCTTCATCACGCACCGTCAGCCAAACCTCTTCGCAGCCAATTGCATCAGCAATGAATGGATAAACGGCTTTGTACGCAGCGTTTGACTGCCACACAGCATTTGTCCCGTTGTGAAAACCCAGACGATCGCCGACAAGCAAACACCCTTCCGTGTCTGTGTGATAGTTGCCGCAATGAATCAATATCTCTGAAAAATCTGGAACGTCACGCAGGCGGATCATCCCTTTATGGCTTCTGCCCATCAACTTCGACATGCGAGCATCAAAACGGCTTGACCCCACTGTCTTCAGCTCTAGTCGATAACGACCGGCTGGAATGCGGGTCTTTCCCGGAATCTTCTTTTCTTGAGGTCCATTTTCCAACACAAAGCACTGCGTTTGCCCGTCTAAAGATAGTTCGCTTGTCGTGCTTAGGTCGTCGTGGCCCATCCTTTGGAGGAGTAGCTCCATCTAACATCTCCCAAAACATCATTGCGATTGAAATAAAAATCAGGCATCCGGTGATGAAATCGACGAGCCTATCGCCGTCTGACTTCGACACAGCGGACCCGCCCACCAGAGTGAATATCAACCTTGCAGGCGATCTTGACGGCTTCACTAGCGGTAGCCCCTGCCATCATTGCACCTAATGCAACCTCTCCACCCGACCCGATAGCGCAAGGAGCCCGCACAGGAAGCGGCATCAACGTTTCATCAAACTCATATGAGTGCTTCTCGCTTACAACTAGAACTGAACTGTCTTTTAGATCAGGCAGCGCAGGTGCCGCGATATCTGCACCCTCCACATACCAAGCAGCAAACTTCGCCCCTTCTCCCAGGGTGCCCGCAATAGCGACAAACACACCGCCGCCAATATCGAAAATCTTTTGTGCGATCCTATGCGGGGACGTAGCGCCCCCGATTGCAAGGCTGTCTGCTGCTAATGTTTTTCCGTCAAACGCTATTGTTGTCATGGAACGCCTCGCGCTCTAGCGCGGTCATCGCCAACGCAACATAACCGCACAGGTCAATTGCATCATCCTTGTTGAGCTTGCCGTGTGTAATCCGCCCCAGCTTCAGGCACGCCATAAACAGCAACACATCAGAGGCCGATAGCGCTTTGCTCAATTTGTCGCGCAGGACCATTGAGGCAATCATTGCAATGCATTCGTGCGTCTCTATAAAGTCGCCGTGTTGCTCTGCCCTGTCGCCTTCGATCAACGCTTTGGCCGCGCTTAAAATATTTCCAGGGCTATCCAAACTCTCTCTCCAATTCATGCATTGACACTTGTTTGACGGACTGAATTTGCCCGCCCTGAATCTCTAAATCATGTAGACCCCACCACCATCCGGTAGTTGAGCCCTTTGCATATTTTTCGATATGCTGAGAAGGTAAAGCGCAGCCAATATTCAATATAGTGACGTGATTTTGAGGCCCGATTTTTGCCGGTCGTTCTTCACCAAGTCGGTGTGTGTGACCAAAAACAATGTCGAATGTCGCTTTGTTCGCGATTGTTTTGCACGGGCTTTCACCACCAAAGGGCTTGCCCATCGTGTTCAGCGGGACATGGACAAAGCCAACCCCACCAACGAAATGAAATTCGCCAAACGGGCGCTCGTCAATCTTATGCTTTTCAAGCAACCGGCGATATTCGCCCTGCATCATCCCCATTATTTCGGGATTTTGATCTTCAAACTTGAAAAGCCGGTCCTCGTGATTACCGCAGCATTTTAATCGCTTCGTGCTCTCTGGAAAATGCTCATAGAGCTTTTCGTAAGCCTCATCAGCAGACCTCAAGTCCTGCTCATAAGTCCCCTTCAACCGACCGTTGAATGTTTCATTCCCAATGTGGGAACAAAGGCTTTCAAAGGAAATGCTATCGCCAATATCAACAAAGAAATCCGGGTTGCTCTGAGCGACGTAATTCCCTATCCACTCAAAGCGATCCTTGGGCAACTCAGGGCAATCGTGCATGTCGCCCGGCACCACTACACGTATAGGCTTACCTGATGGTGATGCGGCCCGCATTCGTATTACAGGCTTAACCTTGATCGGCTCCCTGTCAATAATTGTGCGCGGGTCTTTCCAGCGCCCCCAATCCGGCGCCTGCTCCATCTCTGTCATTCGAGCGATCCATGACCGCAACGTTTGGTTAGGCATGCCCAAACGCCTGGCTGCCTCTGCAATTGCAGGCTGCCCCTCTCGCCGCCGCTGAGAGGGCGGAAAGAAACCGTCCTCCAGGCACTCATAAAGAACCCGAAAACGGTTTTGCTGTTCGGTTGGCGTAATTCCCGGATTAGGCAAAAGGTTCAATCGTCACTGGTGCTTTAGCTTCAATGCCCATCGCCGGATCAGCCGGGCGACCATTTACAAGATCATCGTATTGCTTGTTGCCGGGCGATACCGTGAGAAAAACGGTCACACCATCTATCACCGCTTCAATTGATTGTTCTTCTGCGTCAATAAATTTCGCTGTGTCTGACATAGTTACATCCTCGCGTTAGCTTCAAGTGTGAAACCCATGAAGCCATTGATTGCTGTAGGCGAATGGTGCAACTCACAACCATCTTTCGTGATATTGATAGCCGCCCCCGCGCTGCTATTCGTGTAAGAGGCATTCAGTGAAATTGTTGGAGCCACGCGCATTTCAAGGCCAAAATTGAAGTTGACGTAGTGAATTTGAGAAGCGACCTGCCCTCGCAAATACTTCGTACTAAATTTGCGATAATACCTTTGGCATTTTGCAAGCTCTGTCTGCAGATCCGGGGCCTCAAAAGATGTCGCTGCGTCGTTAATTTCAACTTTGACGTTCGTAATTTTGACTGTCTTACTTGCTTGACCACAAGAGCCCGAGCGCGTGTTGTGGTTCGAACCAGCGTCTAGCCAGAAATTTAAAATTGTCGCGCTGGTGCCTTCAGTTGTGCCGATCGTCTTGCCGTTAATGTCAGGCACATCAATGGTCACTGAATGTCTTGTTGAGGTGGTGGACAAGGTGACGGCCTGCCCCGTTCCCGTCACAGTGGCAGAAGGTGAGCCGCCAGCACCAAAACTCTGATACAACTCAACGCCAATAGATGATGTGCCAGAGGCGACCTCTGCATCGAAAGACACTGTGACAGTCTGTCCCGCGAGCCGTCTAACGTCTTCAAATTTTTGCTGAAAGATGCAGTAGTTCGCAGCGTTCGCAACAGATGTGACAACAATCTGAGCGTAATGCTGAGTTGCTGTGTCACCCGCCGTGGTCGGATCATAAAGGCGATGGCCGGAAGTGAATGCCTCTTGTGTCGTCGAAAAGGTGTCTCCTGAGACTGACGTAGACCATTGATCCATTGGCCCATAACTGCCACTGGCTGATATGGCCGTCGTGCCCTGCTCAGCAAGGCGCATGTCGGGATTGAGGGCATAGTTGGTGACATTGGTAAGCCCATCTAACTTCGTGTGGTCCGCATCAGTGAAGACATTGCTGTCCAGTGCAGATTCAACAGCTGCTCTAATCTCCGCGTCTGTTTGATCTGCTGTAGCGCCGTTTTCAACGTTTAGCGCCGTTCGCAACCCGCTTGCAGCGACAGCACCAGTCAACCCAGCAACTGACACAACTTCATCTGAATAATCGGCCTTATGCCAATTCGTTGCATAGGTGCTTGTCGAAGCGTTGTCTAAAATCGCAATGATGCGGTCATTAAGAGCAAAAGCGGTGCTGTCAACCGTCCCCGCAACACTCACAATCCAACTGTCACCGGCTTGCGCCGTGCCGCCGCCTGGAAACGTACCCGCCGAGGCATCCCAAGTCCCCTGCAATACAACAGCCGCGTCAAGTCCGTTGACCCGCGTTTCAATTGCATCAAGATCAACCGCTTGTGTGACGGTTAAGTATCCAACTTTTGTTTGCTCAGCATCTGTATATGCATTGGTGTCGCTGTTGCTCTCATAGTCGGCCTTGATTTGGGCGTCGGTAGAGGTTGGATTTAAAAGAAAAAACTGGGCACCATCATACACCAGATCATACTTACCGCCGAGCGTCATTGCACCCGCATGGAGCGTCGACCCATCCGTCAAGACAACAGCTTTTGCGCCCAGGCTTGAGACGTTTAAGGTAGCAGCCCCGGTGTTGGTATGATTGGCCTCAACCCTGAAGTGTTGACCGTCTGTATATGAGGTAATCGTGCGATTAGGCGTAAGCGTGTATGTGTTTCCTGAGCCAGCCGTCGCGAGCGTAGACAGAATAGTGTCTCCCAGCCCACGCGCAATCATGCCCTCTAAAGCTCTATTGCCATTATTTACGGAAGACGGG